CTAGTTAATTCCTTGCCACGCCTGTTGCAGCAAAAATCCTAACAGTTCCCAGATCTTGTTTTTGATACTTCCCATGCAAATATCTTTGCCGATCTTTTCATCGTAATTCTTTGGATCAACACACGAAGATGATTCCACGATATCAAAACCATTTCGAAGCACACAACGAACAACTGTTGTTGTCTCTCCCATCGTGATTGTCTCCGTAGATGCAATAAAATCATCGACCATTTCTGGTCCGATACTTACTCCAGATGGAAGATTTTTATTATCATTCACTTTCATATATGCTTTCTCAAAAACATCTTTCGGAGACCATGATTCGTACCCATCTGGGTATACAACCTTGTATCCTGTGATCTCCTTTGTGACTGGATTTCTTTCTGGTTCTGCCTGAATCAATTTTGCACCGATATATTTGTCCATCATTCTTCCTCCTCGACTTCAATACGTTTCGCTTTGCCCTCAATACTGAACATCGTATAAGTTCCGTCTTTGATCTTTGCCCATACTTCATCGTCTGTGATATGGAATCCAACCCACCAGCCCTCTGGCAACGTACCTTCCTCTATACCGAGAGTTTTCATCTTTTCCTTAGTGAATATAATACTCTCGATTAAAACGCCTGCACCGCCTCGCTCGTGCATCTCTCCGGCTTCACGATAGAACTCTACATAGGTATATGCTGTCTGTTCTAGTTCTTCCGGATCAATTAAATCGTTCTGGCGGTCAATCAGCTGATTTCCGTTCTCATCGACTGCAATCTTAGCCCATCCAAAGACGTACTGCTTTTCTTCGTCCTTCTTAGTAATATCTACTCGATTCAAGGACTTTCGTATACTGTCCTGTGTCTGTGCTGGGGATCGTATATAATCGTTAAAATATCTCATGCTTCCTCCTTCTTATACAGCCGATTAAAGTCATTCTTACGAACTACATTTAATCGACCGACTGAATCTTTTACAACATAGTCTCCTATTCTTGCAACAAGTCTGCTGCCTTTATATCTTTGTGTATTAAAATAGACCGTGTATCCTATAACGGCTGTTGCTCCGTCTTTCTGTACACGATCTATCATAATTTCTTCGGTATTCATTTTCTTTGTGAACCAGTCAGGGGCGATCATATCAATATCAGGTGTGATCTGCACTGCCTGAACTGTCTGCTCTATTGCTTTGTACTTCATCATTCTTCTTTCTTTGCATATCGTCCAGTTCCATTTGCATAATGGATTCCGTCACAGATTTTCATAGTTACTTCTAACATCCCTAAAGGTTCAAACTGCCTACGAATATTTCTCGGAATTGTCTTATCCTTTAACCATTCATGCATGTCGTCCAGTAATTCAAACCATTCTTGTTCATGTTCTGATACATCCATATCTTGTTTCATTAGCTGATCGAATCTTTCTTTTAATTCAAGATGTTTTTCCATTTTCTAAAGCCTCCATCCAGTGCGATACCTTCTGATAATCTTCAATATTTCCTGATAACATCATTTTATCATAGATCATATTATTCAGCCAGTCATACCTATCTGGTAACGGAACAGAAATAAGCTTCATTGCAAAATCATAATCATTTTTAAATAACCCAGCAACTTTATTTATATTTCTTAAAGCTTCTGTCATATGATCGTACTGTGATTCAAGAATTTGTATATTCTCTTTCTTGCTAATCTCCTGTGCTGCAAACTGTACCGAACCCTCTTCCATGTTCTCATACTGTTTATACATTTTACGATCATATTTTGTAACTGATCTAGCGTGTAACTGTTCATGTAACAAAATATGCGGTGCTGTTTCATGCCTGGTTATAATATCCCCATTCCACTGGATTCCATAAATACCAGAATTATCATCGACTACGACCTTTCCACTCCAGGAGTTTTCAAGATCAAGATGTTTATCTGCGATCTCTGACATTTTACCAGCATAAGTTTCTATTTCTTCTGTAGTGTACTCTCTCAGTTCATCATCTTCTGCTTCATACGCTGCTGCCATAGATTTTGAATCGACATACATCACACAGCATTTACACCTCGGATGCAGTGGCGGAAGCAACTTTCCTGGAGTGAATTCTTCGTCCATTCCAACAACTTTTCCGTTCAGTTCTCTACATGTGCTGCATGTATTCTCACTGTCCGTTGCGGACCATTTCTTGTCCTGTGGTGGTAATATACCCTGATCGACAAGATTCTTTGTATGCTGGTATCTGCCATACTCATAGGCAAATGCTCTTTCGGTCTGTGCGATCGTCTTTGCTCTTTCTCTGAGCTGACGTTCTGCATACTTCATCTGCTTGTCTCTTGCCATCTGTTCAATCTTTTCTGGCTTTGTTCTTGGGTGTTTCTTCTCCAACTCTGCCTTGATCGTCTCATAATACTTCATAGCTGCCTGAGTCTGTGGCTTTGTTAAACCAATACAGGGACGGATAAACCTTGCAAGCTCATCTGTTCCCATATGTTTTCTTATTCCGATATCGATCATTGACTGAATTGCATCTTTCTGTACTCTTGTACAATTCGTTACAAGCTCAGCTGTGTGATTTTCCAACCAATCAGATACCGCCCAATGATCTGCATCAAATTTATATCCAATGTCTATTCCTTTGTGCTGGTTTTGATTTTTAGCACCAGCTTTCATTGCTTTAACCATCTCTGGTGCAATCTTATCATGAACCAGTTTTGAATAATCCTGTTGCCATTCTTCTACAGATTTCTTGGAGATCACACCAGCCTGAATAGCTTCTCTGATCTCTTTAAATGTAAAAACCGTCTGCTGATCCTTCCAATACCTGACCAGCAAGCGTGTTAATTCTGGACTGCTGCTATTAAGAAACCTCTCTAATGCTTCTTTCACATCATTTGGCTTCATCGATCCACGCTTCTTAACCTTTCGGAATAGGAACATATAATCAGCTCCTTCCTAATCGTTTCTTGGCTTCCTGTACCTTTCCAGCATCTTCGGCAACGTCCTGATTGTCCTCTGGGTGTACATTATTTCCCTGCGATCCAAGATCATTTGTCTGCTGATCTTCTCTATCAGGATCAATGAATCTTTCATCGTCAGCTACCTTTGGCGGCAAATTACCAGCCTCTCGAACATATGTTTCCAGTTCGTCGTCTGGGATCAATACACCAGTGCCAACCATCGTCTGGATGTACTGTGCTAATTTGTTCATGTCGATCTTTTCAATATCTCCGTGAACCATCTTCGGGTAGTCTGTGATCCCCTTGAAATGTTCTCCGTTTAGATCAATCAATCTTGGGATCGCTTGGTTATTAAACGCTTCACAGATAATGTCAAGGTATGATCCAATAGCTATAGCAAATAACTCTGTCTTATCATCGGACAATGCAAATGATCCAGTGTGTTCATGCCCCAACAGAATAAAATCCGCAAGCGTTGTCATTGCTATGCGGCTATCATAACGATTTATAATCTCGTTCGTATCAATTTGTCTGCTTCCACCTGTGGAAACAAGCTCGAACTTAAATCCCGGTGGTAACACGATTCCAGCACTTTTGTCTTGTCGGACATTCTTTACCAGGCTATTTGCCCATGCTAACAATCTTGAACCTTCGGGATCATCTGGATTATACAAGTCAACACCTTCTGGTGGTGTGACCATCGGTATACCAGCGAGATCTCTTTCTATCCCGATCCCTTCAAATTCCTGAATACCTTTCTTGAAGTACCAGGAACGATAAGCATTTCTCAGGATACTCCTTCCTTCTGGATTTCCTTTTCTGGATCTGGTCCTGAAATGGATTGCCTTTTCCAGTGGGATCGTATAAAGTCCAAAATTTGGCGGTGGCATCTGCGTCATGCCAATAAGATTGTCTTCATCGTCATACTCCCATTTGTATAGAGAATCCTGTGATCGGATAGGAAGCTTTCTCCACCCGATTAAACCATCATCATATTTGCTGTTCGTCTTAGGATTTGCTGTCCGCCCTGATCTTCTCTTATATACGATCTCATGATACGACCAGCCGTATGTAAGGAATGATAGGATTTCAGAGACTGTATCAGTCCATGTGTTCTGCATATCATTCATGCAAGACTCAACAAACTCTGCTGCCTCTATGTCCTTTTGATCGTCTCCCTGTGGCTCTACGGAAAACTGTGCCTGTCTAAGCAATGTATCTAACGCAAATATGATTGCTCCGATCACATCGTCGTTAGATTCCATTTCTGTATATACCTTTACTCCTCGTTGACCTCTCAACTCTGGGAGAAATTCTTCGTAAAAGCTACCGCCCCACCGGTTTTGACCGATGCGACCTATTTCATCATACAATGTTGTTCCTCCTTCCTGTCTGTCCTATGTCCAGTAACTATCTCGTGTATCAGGTAAACTACTTGGTGCTGTGATCGTATTACCTGATTCTAATTCTGTAAACGCTGAGCTAGATGCGTCTACCATATCTTTAAATTTTGACTGTGGAAAATTTTCGCACTCATTGAAATATTCTTCATTCCAAGGTGCTACTAATATATCAACATTTCCTTTATCCATGCCTTCAAGTCCTAACCACTGTGCCGAAAATGGTTCCGCTCTCGTAATCTTATCTCCGGATTCAGGAATACACTTAACAATGAACCCAGCCAAGAATTTTAAAAAACTCTGTGCTTGTGCTTTTCCAGCCTGTCCAGGATCCTGTGGAAGTCTTGTAACTACTCTTCCGTATTTTGTTCTATCCGATATGCAAGTCTGTCTTATTATCTCTCGAACATCTGACGAGCTTAATCGACGATTAATAACATCAGCAACAATATATCGTCCATTTTTTCTCTTGCCAATCAGTACACTTGCTGTATATGCTGGATCTCCATTTTCATCTTCGGATGTAGCTGCAAGATCCCAAGCTCTTGCCCACTTTATAACATCTAATGGCATTTCTTCTAGCATATTTGCTTTTTCTCGCTTGAACATTAAGCCGGCGGCAGCTTTAATCTTCCAGTTCCCATATAACAAGCGTTCTCTTTGTACTAGAGCCATCGCTTGTAAATTGGCTAAGTACCCTGGGTCATTCTTCATCAGAATTTTATTATCATGTAGTGTGCTTGAAATAAACGTTACGCTCTTTGGCATAGTCTCTGCCTGCTTCTGCTTGACTCCATTTTCAATTGCTCCTTGTACAGCCTCTTCCCTACTATCAAACCATGTAACAGCTTCATTTATTCGTACCATCCATCGAATTACTCCTGATCTTTCTGGTATTGGATAACCTGTTTCCTGATCTATCCACCAAGAAATAAAATCAGCTACCCAGGAATCCGCATCTGGATTGCAAGTAGCTCGTACATATGGTTTTATTCCAGAATCTGTACGGTTTCTTGATAACATATAAAAAAACTGATACTCACTAAAATGTGTCAGCTCATCAAACCCTATCATTGTAAGCTGTGAACCTTGCCAGTTATCACAATCTTCATCACGTCCTAGGTGTGCAAAATTGACCGATGCTCCTTTTCTGAATACCCAATGTAATTTAGGTGTCTTTAACGAACTTGCACCTTTCACATAGCGATAAATCTTTCTTGAACTATCCCATAGACCTCCTGGAGATGTTACCTGGGTGTAATCACGTCGAAAGATCGTTGCGTTGTAATCGGAATTATTCATATGCCTAAGAGGTTCTAAAAGCAATCCGTATGTTTTACCACCACCAGCAGCTCCGCCATAAATACAAATATCAGCGGATGTTGCAAGGAATTTTTCTTGAGGCCCTTCCTGTGGTTTAATAATAATTTTTTCATGTTTCATTATTATCACGTCCATTCTCCGGTAAATATATTTGTACATCATTCTCTTCTGTTCCATCAATAATAGGATCTGGCTTATCTTGCCATCTATCTCTTTGTCTGTTTTTCAGCCAAAAGCACTGAGCTCCCACACTTGGTTGTACGTGCTTAATAGTTTTTTCAACACGTATTGGTTTGACGCTCCCATCCGTGTTGTATTCTACAATTTTCTTTTCCTCTGTGTATTCATAACCAGTAGCCATCTTATATAAACTTCTGATTACCTTTGCATCTGATACTCCTTTTCCTTCAGACAATGCCTTACCAAAAGATTCGTGATCTTTAGCCCAGCGGAGTATGGTTCGCTCCGAAATATTCATTGCTTCTGCAATTTCTTTATTTGTTGCACCCATAGCAGCCAAAGACCAAGCCCAGTCGTCATGATAAGCGGCATTGTACTTTGTCCTTGCTGCCATACATTATTTGCCACTAAGGTAGTCAGCACATAAAAACTCGATAAGCTGCCACCTATTCTTACTTGTAATAGTCCCTTTTTTCTCCGCTTTTTTAATTGCCTGTTGAATAACATTTGCTGCTTCTCCTGGTATAGCGTTACTTCCGAAAAGCTTTGCTAAATATGTCCATTCTTCGTTTTCATCGTATCCGACATTATCCATTTTTTCGTTTACACTTTGCACCATCGAATGAATTGCAGCACCTACATTTCGAATATCAGAAAACTTTTGATACTTACTTAGTGTTTCTGTAAATTCCTTACATTGTTCATAAGTAGCTACTCCAATAATCTCCGGTGCCGCTGTTTCCAAATTCTTGATCAATGCATCAAGATCTTTTATTTGATGTGGTAAGAAAGAAAATACAACTGTCTTAAAATCAAACTCTATTGCTGGAGAAGCCATTTTATCGTATTCTTCTAACGGCTCTTCCAGGATATCCTTACTGATAAAGCTTTCAATCATATCATCTACATCATCAATCATTTTTACAATTTCTCTTAATGTGCTGTCATCATCAAACCCTGAAATTGCATTATGTGCCAACTGTTTTGCAGCAATTTTACTTCTTGTAAGACCACTGACATCTAATATTGCAATTATTTCCTTCATTCCAGCTGCTCTAGCACTTTTAACTCTATGATGTCCAGAAATGATTTCGATCTGATTTTCAACTAAACAAAAAAACGGAAGACTTTCCAACTGTCCTCTGTTCTTAATATTTGCAGTCAATTGGTCTTGCATTTCATTTTTCATGATCCTTGCATTGATATCTTGTTCCTTAACTTTATCAAGAGGAACTTTCGCAATAATTAATCCTGAACCCATATCGTAGATCATTTCATATTTTTTGCTCTGTTCTTCTGCCATTGTCTTTCCCTCCTCAACCATTCTTTCAGCGTTTCCTCTTCTGTTCGATCTGTTATTTCCGCTTCATAAGTCAACTTAAATCCATTATTCTTATCAGCCTGTCTATTTACTAATTTCATAATTCCTCTGACTTCTTTGTTCTCTGGATATTTCGTAAGCATTGCTGTCCGTACCTTTGTAACTTTCTCTCTTTCCAGATCGTCAAGAATTGTATTTATAAAATTCTGATTTTGTGCCAGCATATACAATAGTCTACCAAGCCTATACGTCATGTGTGGAACCTTCATAACGTACCATATGAATAAAGATGTTGCTTGCATTTTTGAAATCCCAAATACACCAGCTATCATGCCATCAATCAGAACAGCTCTATTGAATGTTGCAGATGATCCAACAAAGTTATGTGTCCAAAGCTGTCTGTAATACTGAGCTTCCGCAGATTTAATTGAAATAATCTGTATCTTGCTATTTTCCGTTATTTCGTAATCTCTGGGCAACATACTGCATTCCAAAGGCTCTAGTTTGCTTTCAGAAGGACGTTTTATCTTCTTTCCATTAGCAAGCATCGTTGCCTCTTCTTCTCTATTCGTTGTTATATATGCGTTTAAATCTGCTCGTGTGCTTGATCTTGCATATATCGTATACCCAACAGCTTCTCCAGGCTTCTTTTCCTGATAACAAATTACCAACGCTTTACGTCCCATGCACATATCATAGAACTTTTTGTGTCCAGTTTCCGGATCAAACAATTCATACTCCGGTTCTTTCCATACCATTTTCCCTTGCGTATCATAATATTTCTCATAACCTGAAAAATAAGTCGGTGGATTTGCGATCACTATTGCATGTGGATCATCCAAGACCTCATCGAGATGTTTCCACATATCCATAGGGCGATAGCTCATACCATGCAATAGATTTTTTGTTGTTTCTATCTGCTGATTTATGCTTGCAATATGTTCTTCTCTTCTCAACTTAAGATCCATCAAAATATTATAGAAATATTCATTTCCAGCATTTTTTGACGTTCTTAAATATAACTGAGCATATAGTGCTGTAGCTGGATCAAGAAGTTCTTCATCCGTAAACCCTTGTGCGTGAATTTCTAATGGTTCTAACGATTGTTCCGTTATAGCATATCCAAGAACAGACGGCATCATTGCCACATCGCTACACTCTATTTGACTCGGTTTAAAACCATTCTGTACCGCCAGATTTGACATGGCAAATGTTCCAGCACATGGCTCTACAAATCGTGTGTAGCCATTCTTTGCAGCTGTTTCAATCAGCTTTACCAGAAACTTTTGTTCCGATGTTCCCAAACATCCCAAGAACATTGCTCCTGGATCCATAAAAAATGCCATTGTTTTTCTCCTTCCTTATTTCTGGACATAAAAATAAGGCATTGCACCCATTTCTGAATACAATGCCGTTGTTTTTGGACCGGAATCCTGAAATGAACCAGGATCTCTTTCATGGACTGAAAGTATGTTACTTTACACCAATTCCGGATATTATATTAAATTCCTGTTGCTCCCAACATGTCAAACAAGTTCATTTGTTCAAATCCTTCGTTTGTTTCTTTTACTTTTTCAACAGGTTTCTTATCTTCTTTTGTTTTTCTCTTTCCTTTTGGTTGGTTAGGATCATATAATTCTTCAATTATTTCTCCTGTTTTTTCTGCCCACCACTGAGCAAATACAGTTCTATGACACCAATCTGACGGTATTCTTATGTCTTCAAAACATAAAAGCACTAATTCTTTACCCTCTGATCTGGCTCTTTCTTCAAGTCTTTCTACCATGTCAATAATTCTATCATTTCCAATATCAGCTAATTTCTTATAATATGCTGGAGTAAATCTTTCCAGATCCATACTTAACATATAGCCTTTCGGTGCCAGAGAGTAACACTGCTCCCTTACCTTATATCCTAAAGGAAATCTTGGCTTCCCAATGCTGATCCCTACCGGATAATACTTTTTGTCATTTAATAGCTCCTTGTTACTATATCTGCTTGTCCAAATTGCCATTTTACCACTCCTTTTCTCTAGTTAATTGTGTGTTTCTATATAATATATTATACTATATATACTCTCTTATGTACACTGAAATGAAGAGATTTAACCGATTGTTTATATTTCCTCGTTCAGAAAAAATATAAACAACTGGCTCTTTTTAGGGGTGACATATGGTTTATTAACTGATACCATATTAACACGTACTTTTTCTACAAGTCTACCTACTTTTTTTCTACCTACCTTTTTTCTACGATAAATAGTTCAAAAATTTTATATTCCAAGTAAGTAAACTGCTACGATTTTACACGCTATTCCAATATCTTTATATACTGTTTTGTCACTCACTTTTTCTACTTCCGCAATTTCCTGCACAGTGTGCTTTTTCTCATCGAGATATAGCATACTTAATTCTCTATATCTTCTTTTCGCTTCGTCACTTCCTGTCAGTTCGCATTCATTTTTATACATTTCAGTTGCTTTTTCAATGCGATACACACAATATCTATCCTCTTGCCTACGTCTTTCCATATCTTTAATTGTCTTATCAGATTTTCCAGCCACCTCTCTTGCATTTCCCATGAGATCTTCAATGAACTTCCATCTCAATTCCGTTTTCTCTTCTTCTGTAAACTCTTCTTCATCTTCCAATGTTGCCTTGATGCGTCTATATGAACTGAGCATTTTTTTAGTCTGCTTTACTTTATCCGCATCTCTGGCTCTTTTTCTTTCATCTTTCTGTCTTTCTTTTCTATGTACTTTTAATGCTTCTTTTGCTCCTATTGCAGCGATCTCATTAATTTGTTCTTGCGTAAGTACATACATTGTTGCTTTTTGATTTACTTCTTTTTTTAACTGTTTTGTTCCCATTTGCCGCCTCCTTGACTTTATATACTCTACGAGCTATAATTTTATTGTCTATTTTAGTCGTTTCTTAGGAAGCGGCTTTTTTATTTATTCTTTATCATCCCATTGCAATTTCTGACCGCAATCCGGGCAGTATTTTGTCTTTCTTTCAATCGGAATGTCATGATATCCATCCCCAAGGTCTCTTGAGAACTCATATCCGCATACACACTTTGTATCCTCCCATTGTTTGAACTTAATCTTGTGTGGCTTCTGTTTTTCTCGTGCCTCTCTGCACTCTACAACAGTTCCTATTGTTTTGTAATACTCCAGTAATGAATAATCCACCTGATCACTCTTACTATCTTTCATTGCTTTGACTTCCTCTGGTGTCAATTTTGTATCTTCATAACGTGCCAGATTATAAATTGCTTTCTGAATAAATCTCTTATCTTTAATGACTGCTACTCCACAGCTGTATTCTGTTAATCGCTCCATATGCATCTCTCCTTTACTCAATTACTATTTCCTTAACATCTACAACTTCGCTGAAATCAGGCACCTGTTTGATTTCTTTTATGTACTCATTAAATAAATCTGTCATTTTCTGTTCATACTTAGCAAATATTTCTTCTCTTCCTTCTCTGGTTGATATATCAAATCCTTCTGCGCATTCGTCATATTCAAAATACATATGTTCTTCAATGCGATCCAAAACATCATCCATAAACATACCAGCATTAATCTCTGGCTTTACTGCTCTTCCAACAAACACTATGTCCCCAGGTTTCATATTTTCAATCCGCTTCGCATCTTCTATACATTCTTCTATGGAATCGTATTCTCCAATGAAATTACCATACTCTCTTATACTATATGCATATTCAATTTTATCCGGTTCCTGGTCCTTTGGCTCAATTCCAAACATAAGCTCATAGCTTGCATCTAATTCTTCATCCGTCATATTTAAGAAAATATATCTACTGTCACGTTGTTTTACTTGTTCACACATAGCTCTGCATCCACACCACATGCAAGATCTTTTCTTACAGCGATCGCCTAATTGTGTTACTTTTTCTTCTCTTGTCATAGAGCCTCCTCGTACATATCAAAATCTACACATAATTCACATTCGAGTGTAGAATATTTATGTCTGCAACTTCTACATTCTTGGTATAAATTTTCTTCCTCCCATTTTTCAGTGTAATATCTTCTGTTTTTTTTGCGTTGATTATAAAGAGTTAGTGATCTTAATTTTTCGCAGTTGTCGAAATTTTTCTTTAACATTCCCCAAATTTTCTTGTCGTGCCTTTTCTTAAGTCTTGTTCCTTTATACGTTCTTCCTGCTATTATTAGCTTATCTCTTTCCTTCTTTGCCTGTCGCTTATTCATTCTCTACCTCCACTGGTACATAATCTATCGGAGATCGCCATACCCAGCCCCATGTCTCATCATAAATAAGAAATTCAGTACCACCGAATTTATCTTTCTGGACAGCAAATACTGTATATATCTTCTCTGTTGATTCCTTCTTGACTTTAAACATAATTAACGCCTTTCTATATCAGTGAAAATAATAAGCCGAAAGTATCATACATGCCCAAAATGCTGTATTTAATTTAAGTGCTGTAAATGGCTTTCTTTTACGTTCATATATTTTTGATGCAATTATAGATATAATTCCTACCATGAAAAACGCATAAGCCAATATTTTGTTATAGATCATAGATCATCCCTCTCTTTCGCTGCCTGACATAAAGTCATTACTGTTGCACCAGCTACTGATCCAATGAATAATCCACTTAAAAATCCTATAATCATAGATTAAACCTCCATCATATTTTCAAACCTGTATGTTTGCTTTACATCAGGATATTTTTCGTGATCTACTTCACTCATAAACATTTCTAATGGTCTTGCATAGATTCTTTGCATTTCTTTTGTAGCAGCATATACTACAAGTAATTCATTTGTCTCTGTATGGCGAGCAACATTAAGGACAACATATAAGTTCCCTTTAAAGTGTTTGTACACTTCGTAAGGTTTCGGCATGTGTCGCCCATTTAACATCTTTGCCACACTCTCTATTTTCTCTATCGTATTTCCCATGTTCTGTGATCTCCTTTATTTCATCCTGTTAGTCGTCACTCCACATATTTAATAAGCCGTCAATGTCTCTTTCTAATTCGCAATAATCATCTTCGATTTTGCTTCTTAAAATTTCATATAAAGCATTTATGCTTGTCAAACACAACATATTTTCTTGATATATTACATAATTTGGTGTTATTCCATCATCTTTGTACAGACAATCAAATGCGATAACGTATATTTCATCCACCTCATTTATATCTATACACTCTTTTTCTCCATATACTTTTCTGAAAATCTTTTCATAAAATCTTACTAAGATTGATGCTACCTCTTCGTCGTTTATACAATTATCGCTGATTCTTTCTGGATGACTCATAATTGTACAAATGATTGCCTTTTTAACTGCATCCTTGAATTGTGTCTTTGTAATCACGTTCCCACTCCTTTAGATTCTAATTACCCTATGTCCTCTGTCACACTGGTTCAGGATTTTATCTAACGCTTCTTTTGCTTCTTGCTTTGTTTTATATTCCTTAATAGCGTATTGTTCGCCATTTAATAATTCACAGTTAACAGCATATCTGTGTTGCCCTGTGGTAATAACTGCACGTTCTGGTGTCTCTACGCTAAGAAATACAGTTGCGATATTATCGAAATTTATTATTTCTTCATTTTCTGTTAATATCAGCATCTTCTTCCTCACTTTCAAATTCTTCGATTGCTTTCCATGCTACGACCGGTGCTAGATTTAACTCTTCTACTGTTTTAAACTCTGTATCTACATATCCAAAACTTCGTGCAGCATAAATTTCTTGATAAAATCCGAAACCATATTCATCGTCATACTGCATTGCCGCCCTCGGAATTTCTTCTTCGTTATCTTCCTGAACAACTTCAAACCATGTACTTTCAGGATGCGGAACATCAGGCACATCATCAGGATTCTTTCTTAGATCATGCCATCGGTATTTTTCTTTGTATTCTCTTAGCTCTTTCAGTTCTTCCAACCACTTCGCAAGCTGTTTATAACTTTTTGCTTCTTCAAAATAGAAATTCGCTTCATCGTCATTAAGATTTCCCATTTGAACCATTCCATGATGATACTTGGTTTTTACCATGTTATTTGCAAATATGATAGTTTCTTCCAAATTCATAAGCGACACCACCTTTCAAATTCAGGGCTAAGGATATCGTCTTTTGTAAAACCATCCTCTCGTTCTACTTCTTCAACCTGTTTGGATGATAGCCCAAAAACATTAATCAACACCCAGCTTTGTTCGTGCATATGTCCTTTAATATCTAAATTCTCAGGATCTTCGTGATATTCAATACAGGTTTTTGCATATCGTATCTGATACCTAATTCTTTCTTCATTCCAGGCCTTTAAGATATTACTGTTAATCATTTGTTTCCTCCTCACAATCTACACCGAACAAATATTTCAAGATTCGGTCTTTTCCAACAGATTTGATTGCACCCTCCGCGATTTCCTTAGATGTAAAATAAGTTATAGATTCTCCACGGTAAGGACCCGTATTTGTTGATACACAGATACATTCTTTTGAAAGATACCCACATGCTATTTCGAAGTGAAAATTATTTCCATCCCATGCCTCTTTTTCTGAGTCGTTATGTTCTAAAGCATATCTTTCCAGTTCTCTTTTTACTTTTGCTTTTTCTTTTGCGAAATCCGCTTCCTTTTCAGTTTTAAATATATTTCCTATCTTCCATCTATCTTTGTCTACATAAACATTGTTCCAAAAATCTGCAATCGAAACATTACAATCATTTATATAATAATAAACTTCCTCTTTTTTTGGTTTCCAGACACAACTTTCTCTACTTGATTTCCCTCTTCCTTTATCTACCAGCGTTTTGAACTGTTCTCTTTCTTCTTCGGTTAAATTATTTAGATTTACTGTAATCTGTTCGTTCATTCTCATACCTCCTATTTACTGCTCAAAGTATCCCTTGACTCTTCCCTGATCGTCACACTCTACAAGATGACAAACTCCATCAAAGAACCACTCTTTCAGCTTTTCTCTCTCTTTTCTATCATCCATGATCACATCCCACATATATTCGAGAAGTTCTGTTTTTGTTTCTTCATTTCCTCTTACTTTCTTCCAGATATAATCCTTAGACTCTTCGTCCGGAATTACAAAGCCCTCATGCTCATAGCCTGCTACCATCATAGTTGTTCACGCTCCTTCCAGATGTCATTAGCTTCTTTCTCGCAATTCCTTTCAATGTAGTAATCGAATAAGAACTCCTTTTGTGCTTTTGTATAATCCTTGCCTGAATCCTTTGTTGCAATTGCAATTCCCTGTGACGGATTGTGAAGAAGTATCCAACCTTCTTTTATTAATGAATCCCCAGCTTCATACAGTCTCGGCAGCTTTGAATATTCTTCGTCATTTTTTACCTTACTTTCTAAATACTCATAAGCCCACTTTTGATGATCTCCCCATTTTACCGCATGGAATTTTCCGCTTGGTTCTAACCAGCCATAATCTTTGGTTGTATGTTCCTCTGTATCAAGCATTCTTTTCATATAACTATCTAACTCTCTTGATACTACCGGCTGTGTGTCTATAATCTCTTCATCAAGTTCATCAGCAATTCTCTTTTTTAGATATCTAGGAATCATTTTCATTGCAACGTTCCAACGCATTTTATACCGTTCTAATTCATCTTTAACTTCCTTTTGCTCTCCCACAATATCCCATACGTTCATATATTCCGGCATTTTTTCTTCGCTTTCAGGTCCATATATCTCCAGATGGTAAGAACCTTCTCTTGTGCTACCTTTTAACGCTGCACGTCCAAGTAAAAGGTCTTCCGCATGTCTTCTGATCTGCTCTTTAGTTTCATCCGTTCCACTCATGCAACCGTTTAACAGCTCTATGCACTTGTCGTATCCCTTGCCCTCTACATAAAACCATTCTCTAGCAAGTGATGTAAGATATTCTCCCTCAATATCAAATTGTAATACTCCTTGTTTCTCCATTAACTGTGTACCTTTCCTTTCTATACTACCCAGACAACTTAATTTTCTATCCGATCTATGAAAAGATTTATCTGATCGCTTATTCTCTTTATTTCGCCCGATTCTATAAATTATTTATTTGATTGATCCTATGTATGATTTTGTAATTCCGTTCGTGAAATTTAATAATTGTAATGATCAAATCTTGAGTTTATGCAAATTCACAAGACATCGAAAAAATATGTTTACAGTTTCCTTTTTTTGATAGTTTACAAATAACTTGTTAATAGTTTCTTAGGATCCATCGGATAGAAAATTAAGCTGTCTGGTTGTCGCTGCTATGAGAAATAACCGCCTGTTCCTACATAAGTCCAGTTTGTTTTTCCGAATCTCTCTTTCTTCTGGAATCTTCGGTTTTCTCTCTTGATCTCTTCCATAACTTCATAGAAGTAATCGTTTTCCCAGTTTTTGAAAGTATCCTTGACAACTCCTATCTGCTTTGCCATATCTTCATGTGAAATATTGTGCTGTATCCGATACTTTACAAATTCTTTCTTTTGATCAACAGAAAATATTAATCGTTTGTCTTTCTTACCACTCGCCCAGCTACTTACCGCACTGGTTGATACTCCAAACATTTTCGCAACATCTGATATTTTCATGCCGCTGTTATACGCTTCTGCGACCTTGTGCTTGAAGTCTTCTGTGTAAATCTTAAAGCCCATCGTCTACTCCCCCCCCCTGTTGAATTCATCGTCAAACATAGACATTTGTTCGGTATTTGTTACCAGCTTTACCATGTATTCTTTCTTACCTTCGTCATAGTACAGCTCATGTTCTCCAAGATAGTTCATACCTTTTTCTTTCTCTTCAAACTGCATTTTTGTTTTGATCTCATGCTCAAATCTTGGATGATATACCAATCTTGATTCCGGCTCTCCATAGTTATGATTGGCATTTGCTACATATTCTGGAACCAGACCTACAGAAATATTTACACTAATTTTCCCGTCGCTACTCTCTTTCTGGATCATATTACTAAGCAGATACTGCATTGCTTTATCCATGTCTGCTCTCAGTCTCAGAAATATATCATCTGTAATATGTATTGTTTCTTTGTTTAACTCCATCTTTACACCTCTCTTATTTTCACTTCTACTCTTGGATGATCTGAAAAGAATTTCTTGATCGAGCAGTTAACAATCTGCGAATCATCGTGATATGCGATCCCATTTAATGGATCGGCTATGATCTTTACGATATTATCCATGTCTGGCTTTTTCGTTGGTCGGATCATATTGTCTAATTTCATCTGCTTCTTTTTCTTGCTGTCACTCTTGGCGATCTGATAGTATGCCGTGATCTCCATTTCGATCATTGCATCGTCAGGAAACTTTTGATTGTTGCACTGTCTGCAATACTCCATTTTTACCCATGTTTCATAATTTACCGTTTTCTTTGGAGTATATGCACTTCTCGTGTATGAATTAAATTTAGGTCTTCCTTTTCCTGTCGGCTCTCCTAACACTGTAAAACTTACGCTGTCCATTTCTATCTCCTTATTTCGTTATGCTTGCGTTTTCTTCATCCAGTCTAATCTTCAAGTAATAATCAACTGTTTTCCCTGTTTCTGTTCGTTTCTTCTTGACCTGTGATACTGTGTATCCGTTTTTAATCAGGATCTGTGCTACATCCAGTCTGTCTTGCTGATTATAGATTTTGATTAACATTTCTTTCTCTTCCATATGGTTTACTCCTTTTTTAACTGTTAACTGCTTTCAAATTGTTTCTTTAGTAACTGCTGCTCTAGGTCGTCAAAGTCGTAATCTCGCTGGGTAAAATTATGTATTCCATTGTCTTTCTGGCTCTTGATCTGCTGTTGTTTCGTTCCAGCTTTCTCTTCGGCTAATACCTTCGATGATCCCAAGTAATCAGTAAATGGTGTGCTGTCCGATAAAAACGACTTGCCATACTTAATGTATTGCTTCTCCGTGTGTTCTATCTCGCACTGCTCTGCATAATTCTCTGCTGCTTCTTTTAATTCATCAGGGCTCCATCCGTCTTTGATCCTTGCGTTGTACTTCTTATACGCATCGCCTTTTCCAATCTTTCGTGGATATACGGACCAGAAATCTTCAAAAGTGCTGCTGTATCCTTTTTCCTTTTTCGGTGTCTCTTTAACTTCCTTGATCTCCTTCGTATCCTTAGTTTCTTCTGTGCTTTCTTCTTTAATCTCCTTTTCTATCTTCTTTTGCTTTTCTTTCTCTAGCTCCTGTTCTCTTTTTTCTGCTCTCTTCTTTCTCTTACGCTCTTTGTCTCTCTGTTTTCTTTCGACCGCATCATACCAGTTCCCTTGCCATTCTTCCCAGTCATGGATATATAAACCATCTTCCCGACATTCAATCCATTCTGTTCGGATCATTGCTTCGACTGCTTCTTCCGGATCAATATTTTTAGAAATTCCAATATTTACTACGTCTGCAATATCTTCTTTGTCAGTTCCTTCAATATATCCATATCTGTCTGCATTACTGATCCCCCACAGCCAAAACTTTACAAGCATCCCGAGGACTTCATTTTGAGAACATCTTAATTCTTTTGCTAATCTTCTAAGCTTTCCGCTTGTAACTTGTTCATGTACGCTTATCCAAGCCATAATATCCCCACCGCTTTCGTTTTAAATTCCGGCTACCAAGTCCTCGATTGAAATAGGATGTGTCAATATTCTGTTGTGTCGGCAGCAATCACATAGCTCACATCTATCTGGAAGTGATTCTTCGTTCTTTACTTCAAGCACCCTTTTGATGTGTGATTCAACAGAATTTATCGCTTCATCCAAGTAATTCTGTGTGATCTGAATAATTCGGATATCTGGTTCTTCTTCTTTTGTTGCAGCTGCAATATAAAACGGAAGTCTTTTCCCTGTGTTCTGTCTCACGATCTCCTGATAGATCGCACCCTGAATGTCGTACCCCCAGTATCTTACAAAGTCTAAGTATCCGATATCCTTTACCCATTTCAAGTCTGTGATTGATCTCATAACTTTCAGATCAACGATTGCAACATCTTTCAAGTAGCTATCCATTTTGATCTTCCACTTCGTTCCGAACAGCTCTCCTGTCATAATTACCTGTTTTGCCCCTGACATATACTTCATAAAGTATTTGTCTCTCTTGATTCTCTCAATGACTTTTTCAGCCTGTTTATAATTGCTTTTCAATTCTCCTTTTTGTGTAAAAATCTCTGGATTTTCTTTCTTAAACTGATCCAGAGTTCCCTCAAAATAGGAATCAACGTAACTACCTACCAGAAGCGGAGTCGTCTTTTTCGTTTCCCATCTGCCGTTCAGCTTTTCCAACGCTTCAAACTCACACGGCATCTTTCCGTATGTTCCAGCGAAGTCTTTGAACTGGGATACTGACATATACTCTTTATTCGCCTCTTGACTGTAATAGTTCTCGCTTGTTAACTTCATACCGCTGTTCTCCTTTACTGCTGTGGGCTATCAACCTCTTCGGCTTCTGTAGACTCTTCACTCGCTTTGAATGGGTCTGTTGCTACCTCTCTTGCCTGTCCGTCAATAACATTCTCTTTATTCGGATCAAAGTCTGATCCATCGTCAAATGCTTGCTGCTGCTCTATGTTGTCAAAGTCAAGATCAATCATCTTGCATAATCTTCTAAGGACTGTCTTTTTATACATTTCGCCCGGAGACTGCTTCCATGCCTTGCTATTCGCAGCTTTTGAATATGACGTTCTTGTGTGTTCGATCTCTGAAACAGACATTGTATCGTACATCATGCTTCCATCTTTATACAGCACAACTGCAAACGTACCAATGATCTTTTTATCGCTGAACGGCTCTGGTCTAAAGTTTACGATCTGATTTCCGTTCTCAATTCTTTCCTCGAAGAAGTCTCCCTCTCTTACATTCTTTGCGTAGATATCTTTGATCGGATTTCTTGAATATCTCTTCGCCAGTTTAATTTCTCCCTTGTAGTCTGTCTGGAAGTTAACATTTCCACCATAAGGGATCGCATAACATTCTTTATTGAAGAAATCTAATCCAAGATAAGCTCCTTCTACAAACGCAGTTGCTACTGTTATAGGATCAATCCCTGAAAAATCTCTCACATTATCTTTCATAACTGTGATACAGTTAAGGATAAATCTCTGTTTGTTAAATCCTTCTGGTAACGCCTGAATATTTCTTGCTAACTCATTCTCAATTTCTTTCTGAACATTTCCAAGATATTCTTTCGTTGTTATCTGTCCCATTCTTCTGTTCCTCCTATTTCTCTTTTTTATTTATTTTGTTGATCGGCATTGTAAATATTGCTAGATCAATACCCTTAGATCTTTTCATTGCTTCGTCTAACTCTTCTGGAGAGTTAATTCCGTACTCTGTGCTTAAGATCTTCTTCATTTTTTCAATATCCATCGTGATCTCCTTTCAGTACTTTCTCCCCGACAAGTCTTAGTTCACTGATTGCTAATGCCATTTCGTCCAGCATTTTCAGGATTCGCCTTAATTCTGGTTTTTCGTCCTCACTTATGATCCCATCTTCTGTGATCCCGATCAGGCTGTTCTTCATGTCCTTGATCTTCTTCACGTCAAATTCTTTAATCAGTCTTAATGTGATCCCTTCCAAGCCTTTGATCTGTGTTGCCATTGGAATTGATTTACCAATCGGGCACTCATGCTTGCAGTATCCAGCTTTCAGTTCAGGGCAATTATAGAGATCAGCCATCAGCATTACTTTGTCCACTGGCACAACCTTTGTCGTACCCAATTCGTAATCAGCCAATGTCGATACGGACAATCCCAACAATTCGCTTGCTCCTTCTCGGCTATATAGCTTTTCATTGCATTTTGCCGCTTCTTTTCTAGCCTTGAAGTATACATTTTCATTAGTTTTCTTGTAGCCCTTTCCCATGTTAGTTTTCTTCCTTTCTGGGTATACTATAGACAGTTACCTAAATGCTTCCAATTTAATATTTAAAACATCGCTTATTTCTTGCATGACTGGCTGGGCTACCTGTCTCCCATTCAGTACCGAAGAAATATATACTCTTGATCTTCCAGTTGCTTCTGCAAGATCACTTACTGTCATGTCTCTATCTATCATTGCTTTCTTGGCGTTTTTACACCACGGAGATAGTATTCTTTTCATCTTATCCCTCCTCTCGGGGTTATTATTTACAATTCGACTTTTTTTGTGTAAAATCGAATGTAATATCATTTTTAGCACTATTTTGATTGTTTTTTTTGTGCTTAAAATGGTGTTGTTTTTGTAACATCTTTATTATACTTGGAGAACTCCAATTAGTCAAGTGTTTGCTTGGATTTTTCCAATTTTTTTTGAAATGGGGTATTATATGACAGTAATTGATCGATTAAACCAGCTACAGCGTGAATCAGGCATGACTGCTAAAAAGTTAACAGAAGAACTTGGTATTTCCTGTTCTTCTTTTACAGATTGGAACAAAGGACGTGGAAAGCCAAAACTAGAAGCTCTTATAAAATTTTCCAACTATTTCAACGTATCCTTAGATTGGCTTGTTTTCGGTAATACAAATTCAGAAAAATCGAATTCCAATATTATAAATTTGGAAATTTCCAACAGTTTAGAAAACGATCTTCTGAATAAATTTAGAAATCTTCCTCCCGAATATAGATCTACAGTTATTGCATATCTTGACGGAATGCTGGCTACTCTTCCAAAGAATAGCTCTAATAAAAAATTATCAGTATAGAAGACTGGAAAAAGGGAAAACATCATGAATAATACATACATAGGAAATGAACCATTTGTCGTAAATGGCATGAAAGAATCTGTCACAATCAACGATTTCTGGAGATGGGCTTATTCTGATCTTACTAATAATATAAATCGTTCTGTCCTCGCAGAATTTATCGTTGCATCTGCATTGGATCTCGTACATGTGGGTTGTGAGCTATGCAGAGACCTGTGGAGACCTTTTGACCTGTTATACAATAATAATTATAGGATAGAGGTTAAATCGTCTGGATACGTCCAATCTCATAGTCCAAAACATCCTGACCATATTGTGTTTGGCATTGCCCCAGCAAAAGTACCTGGAGCAACAGGAGATTATAAAGCAAATTCTCCGTCGCAAAGGAACTGTGACATATATATATTCTGTATATATACAGCAATGTCGAAAGACGAAAATCCACTTGACCTCGATCTGTGGGATTTTTACGTTCTTCCTACGAAAATTCTTAATGCAGAAAAACCCACGCAGAAAACTATCACTTTGCCATCCTTGTTAGCTCTTAATCCTACAAAGTGTGATTACTTAGAGTTAAAAGATACAGTTAATAATATTGTTGCCGTCTGAATCATCAGACAGCTTTTTAGGAGACTTTAAAATATGGTACTTAATAATATTAAACCAGCTATGAAAATTCGAGTAGCGATCTATATACGAGTTTCTACGCTACATCAGATTGATAAGGATTCTTTACCAATGCAACGGAAGGATTTAATTGCATACTCGAAGCTGATCCTTAATACCGACGATTATGTGATCTTCGAAGATGCTGGATACTCTGGTAAAAACACAATCCGCCCACGGTATCAAGATATGATGGACCAGATACGAACTGGAGCTTTTACTCATTTACTTGTCTGGAAAATTGACAGGATTAGCCGTAATCTTCTTGACTTTGCTCAAATGTATCAGGAACTAAAAGAGCTAAACGTAACTTTCGTCAGCAAGAGCGAACAGTTCGATACCTCAACCGCTATGGGAGAAGCTATGCTTAAGATCATCCTTGTATTCGCAGAGCTTGAACGTAATATGACTTCTGAACGTGTGACTGCGACTATGATCTCTCGTGCTAATACAGGCAAATGGAATGGCGGTAGAGTTCCATACGGCTATAAATACGATCAAGAGGAAGAAGATTTCCTTATTATTGCCAGTGAATCCAATGTTGTAAAACTGATCCATGATAAATACGAAGAGCTGCAATCTCTTGTATACCTTGCTCGATACATGAACGAACACGGATACAGAACACGATCAGGGAACGAATGGTCGCCGCCTTCTCTTGCTATTATTCTTAAGAGCTGGTGGTACTGCGGCTGCTACGAATATAATAAGCGAAAAGCTGGAAATCGTCAGAAGCTTAAGGACGAATCAGAATGGATCATGATCGAAGATCATCATATTGCAATTATTTCATACGAACAGAAGGAAAGGGTTCTTGCAATCCTAAAAGGCAACAAAAGATTTGCTACGGAACACAACTTATATGTTAAAGGTATTCATGTTCATGTGTTCGGTGGTCTATGCTGGTGTAAAAACTGTGGAAAGAAAATGACCTCGACCAGCTCAAACAAAAATAGATCATGGCAGTATTCCAAATATCTTTGTTCTACAAGACGGCGATCACTGACGAAATGCCGTGGCAGATCAACATCTGACCCAGTGCTTGGAGAATTTATCTTTAACTATATCCTGAATATGCTTAACGCACAAAAAGGCTTTGATTCCATTCACAGCCCAGCCGATCTCCAAGATGCACTCTTGACTGGAGATGCTTTTTCAGATATTAAAAGCATCGATCAGGAAGAGCTCAACGACTTATATAATATTCTTTCATCGAGTGTAGTGGGAAACATCTATGGTAGATCATTTAACGTTAATAAAGCAAAGAAAAATGATGAGGTGCAATCATCACTCACGATATTAAAAGCCGAAAAGAAAAAGCTTGATAGGGCTCTGGATCGTCTTACAAACTTATATCTGTATGATGATATGGCTATATCTGAAAAGGATTACATGACAAAGAAAACGGAAATTGAAACAAAGATCGCTGAAATTGATGAGAAAATAGGGATTGTCAATAAAAACTCCGTTGATAATTCTATCACAGACGAAGAATTTGTTGATAAAGCAAGCACCTTTATTATTACGCAAAAGCTGACTAATCGAAACTATATCAGTTATAAGCGTCTTGCCACATCGGTTGATCCTAAAATATTATATATGTTTACTCACGATGTAATTGATTATATAGACATCTACAATGGAAAGGTTCAGCGGATCGTTTTTAGAAACGGACTTTCTCAAACCTTTATCAGGTAAAAATAAAGCACCAGAATTTTTGAACTGGTGCTTTTATTTTGTCCTCGTTTGGTCCTCTGGACTGTCTGCGGACATTATATGGATATTTTACGGACATTCCATAGATTTTATACGGACTGTCCATGCAAATTGCATTTTATTTTTTAGGTCAGTAGCAATTTGCACTGCCTGATTGAACCACTCAATATACCACTGATAGTCTCTTTGATCTCCATACTCGCATATCGCCCATAACGTGTGTTTTTCATTTAGTAGCCTCCTATCATTGTTTTTCTATTTATAGCTTGTGCAAAATAGCCGAAAATGATATAATTCTTTTCGGGTAATTTCTTCCTTGGTTTACTCCTTAGGTTCCAAGTAAGAAGGAATTACAATCAGAATGCAAGCTTCATACCCTTGTATTCTCTAGTTAACTGTGTGTGGCAGTCACTTTGTTGTCGTGGCTGCCATTTTTATTGCATCAAAAAAAGATCTGGGCTCAAAACCCAGATCTTTTTTCTTTTACCTAAATTTGATTATTTGATTATTAACATTACATTTGTAAACTTTTGGTTTAAATTATTAGCATAGCATCCCCGAAAGAAAAGAATCTGTATCTTTCTTTTACTGCGATATTATAAGCATTTAAAATATGTTCTCTTCCTGCGAGTGCAGAAACTAACATTAATAATGTAGATTCTGGCAGATGGAAGTTTGTGATTAGTCCATCGATCACTTTAAATTTGTATCCTGGATAAATGAAGATGTCTGTCCATCCGCTCTTTGCATGCAGAGTTCCATCTTCTTCTGCAACAGATTCCAAAGTTCTTGTACTTGTTGTTCCAACAGAAATAACTCTTCCACCGTTTTTCTTTGTCTCATTGATAAGTTCTGCATCTTCCTCTTCAATTCTATAAAATTCAGAATGCATATGATGCTCTAAAACATCATCAACTTTTACTGGACGGAATGTTCCAAGTCCAACATGAAGTGTTACATATGCGATATTAACTCCCATGTCTTTGATCTGTTGTAATAATTCCTTTGTAAAATGAAGTCCGGCAGTTGGTGCTGCGGCTGAACCATCATATTTGGCGTAAACTGTCTGATAACGATTCTTGTCTTTTAATTGATGTGTGATATATGGTGGTAATGGCATCTGTCCAAGTTCATCTAATACTTCCTCAAAAATACCTTCATATTCAAACTTCACCAAACGATTTCCTTCATCAACAACATCAATGACTTCTCCAACTAATTTTCCATCTCCAAAAGAAATCCTTGCTCCCGGACGTGCTTTTTTTCCTGGCTTTACAAGAGTTTCCCATACATTGTCCTGTTTTCTCTTGAGAAGTAAAACTTCAACTTTACCGCCAGTTTCTTCTTTGGCTCCGATCAGTCTTGCAGGAATTACTTTTGTGTTATTCAACACAAGACAGTCTCCCGGTTTTAAATAATTTACAATATTATGGAAGACATCATGTCCGATCTCTCCTGTATTTTTATCTAATGTTAATAATCTTGAACTTGATCTGTCCTCAAGTGGATCCTGAGCGATCAATTCTTCTGGTAAATCAAATGTAAAATCTGATACTTTCAT